GACTGTATTGTACTGTATCGTTATTATTGATATTTGCTGTATTAAGTAATTCAATAATTACCTTTCCAGTTGTTGATTTAACAAGATTATAATCAACTCCAACCGTTTTGATTACTCCGTTTATGGTTAGGATTGCTGTTACTGTAGTTGACCATATTGCAACTGTTGGAATTTGAGATATTCCTGTAACATAAGTTAATGAATTTCTGTCAATTAAATCAGTGCCATTGGCGCCAATTGTAGTAATTGATACCCTGTTACTACCGCCTATTTCATAACTACTATCTCCGTCAATATGTAAAGTATTGTCAACCCAATTAATTGAATATAATTCATTAGGTAAAATAACACCGTCTAACTGTACAATTATATCTGAATTTGAAAAAGGTATTCCAGGTAATGCAAATGTAGTAGTACTTGTATCTAACGTATAATGAACAACATCAATCTTGCCTACACCTTCAGATGGTTTGTGAAATACCTGTATATCCAGTGTATCAATTAATTGCCCAGGTACTAATTCTTCAGGACCTTGTGATGTTAATGGAGAAACAAAGTCGTCACCGTCAACATTAATTGATTCTGGAAGAACTCCGGTTGCTGTAGTATATCCTAGATTACCGCCTGACAATGCAATATCAAAACTTTCTGGTGACGGTGTAAAGCTTCCGTCACTGACTGCTTTTCTAATTATGACAATATCTTCATCTGTTGTTCCAACTATTTCATTAAGAATAATAACTGTTGTTGAGCCGTCACCAATTATAGTTGACATTCTGACATTATTGATAATTGTTGACCCATCAAAATTTGGACCATCGATTCTTATTCCATTTAGATATACATTATATTCAACTCCATCTGCTAATGCAGAACTCATATGGAATACACTTGTACTTCCGTCAAGTATAAAAATTTCATCTTCATACACACTATCAAATGCATCCCATGGCTGAATACCAAACCCTTGAGCTTCAAACCCTTGCTCAGTTCCAAAATTGGTGCCTTCATATACCGATTTAGAATTACTGACTCCTTTAAGTAGTTGGGTTAGATCTTTACCAGGCATATTGCTAGTAGGAGTGTAAAAGAAATTGATTCTATCAGCTGCATCTAACATTCCAATATCTTTTTTATATGTAATAACTATATTATCAGTTATTAAAGGAGGGTTATTAAAAGTTATATATCCAAGATATCGATCATATCCTTTGGTAATATCCAATTTATTTTCAACAGTATAATTATTTGAAATTAATAATTTAGAATTTATTGTTACACTAAACTGATTGGTTTTTATATCCATTGGCCATTTTAATGTAAATATTTTTTTTGACCCAGTTCCTGTAAATGATTCACTTACTGACAATGTAGTAACGTAATATGATCCTTGAACTCTATCAAATTTCATAATCATGTGGTTAGATCTAACCACACTATTGCCTAAAATTGCAGTAGCAGTTGCCGTAGTGCCATTACTAGACGTGCCAATTGTTATCAACGGTGCTTCAAAGAATTTTAAAGTTTTAGGATGACTAACTATATCGATGCTATTTACAGAACCATTTTTTAAATAAGCATATGCAATAATATCGCTGTCTCCAATTTTAACTGCTGGAGTATCTATATACCCGCTGCCTCCATTGACTACCTTTATCGAAACTACATCAAATCCAACATTATCCTTCCAATTTTTGTAAGGATAATTATTATACCTTGATTCTAAATTAGCAATTGAGTTAGTTGTTTTGTTATATACCGCTGACGAAGTTTCAATTAGTCCATTATAATAACTTGGCGGAATATCAAAATCAGATGTCATAGTTTGTGTATTAGACAAATTTTCATAACTTGATATATACTCTCTTACTTTAGTTTTAAATGGCTTTACTTCGTTTACATAATCTTGATAATTTTCTAAGTTATCGTTTTGATAGCTTCTAGTTTTCTTAAATGTTCCTAAATTATGTTTAGCTGTTACAAAGCTACTTTTAAATGCCCAATCTAATCCTGGTTGTTCGGCAAATGCATATCGTAAACTAGCAAAGAATAAATTATAATATTCAACTTCAAGGTCGGCAATAAAAATATTATCTTTTAATACTGACATAATTATTCTTAGTTCAGTTACTGGTTCTTTATCATAAAAAGATGTATCGTATAGTTTTGAATCAAATCCTTTGCTAGTTGTAATTGTATCATATAACGTTGCTGACAATTCGATTGTACCATTTTCTCTACCAATTGTCTGGTAATTAATTGTGTAATCTTCAGTAACTATATTATTAGTTTTCTTTAATAATAACCATCCTCCGGTACCAATAGTTTTAATTTTTACTATATCGCCAATATTAGTATCTAACGAAAACAACTGATAACTTTGATCTACTGTTTTATTAATAGTTGTTAATTTATTGTATTCAGTAGCATACCAATCTTTGTAACTCCAATATTGTCTTGTATCATAAGACTGAATATTAGTTCTTTCCCATACTCTAGTAGTCTTATTGTACTTGTATATAGTCCAAACGTTTTCAACAGTTGAATCTGTTTTAACTAGTACGGTATAATCACGTACTGTTAATACTGTGTCTGTTGAATATTTTTTCCCTGAATTCTTTACAGTAACGCTTGTTACTTGTCCTAAATTATTAATAGCTGACTGTAGTACTCCATATGTTCCTGTTGACGATATTATTTTTATAACCGGAGCATTTACATAACCTCTTCCAGATTTTACTATATCAACTCTAATTATTTTTCCATTACTAATTATAGGCAACAGTTCAGCTTTTTCAAATTTAGCCATTATTACATTATCAAGGTCAGCAACAGTGTCAACTATAGAATCATATATTCCTGTATCTGCGTGTGGAATGTTATCATAGGTTGATAATTTAGAAATATCATAATTATCAACAATTTGGTATTTACATAATACAGAGTTTGCTCTTTCGATAACTTGTTTTAATGCTTCTTTATTATTAATAAACATTCCTTGTCGTGGATAATTTAGAATTCCGTATCTATTATTAACCGGTAAAGACATTTCAGGTAATTTTACTTCTTGTAAATCGTAACCAACTAAACTGTCTAACCATTTTTGTTCAATTTCTTTATTTAATTTTTCTCTTCCAATTATTCCTTCGGCTAATAATTGATATTCTCTATGTAAGTTTGTTTCAAGCTTTTCATTTTTTAATAATTCAAAACGTAATATAGAATTAGTTCCCTCAATAAAACTTTTGCAATTATGCAATACAAATTTATCAGTGTCAAGTATTTCTACATAACGATATCCTTGCGAAGCTGGATCAGATATAAGATTTGCAACAGACATTGCATCTAATGACCTAAAGTTTACTGAAGGAATTGTTTGTTTATTTTTAACCCAATAAAAATATTTTTCATTGAATGTTTTAGAAACACTATCAAAAACTCGTTTTATACTATACGCCTGATCGCCGTATAATGGTACTCCTGATACGCCCTTTGACACGCCTTCATTGGTGTTACTTAATGCTGTCCATTGACTCGGCGTTAACGTTGAACCAACCCATTCGTATATATCAACACTTGTTCCAAAAATTAATTTATTACGATGAGCTGCTCGATAATGCGAGTCGCCTTGATATGGATCATACCATGCTGAAGTAGATAGATTCCACCATAGTTTTCCTTCATACTCTTCATTCCACGCCGAACTTTCGTCGACTACTATGTTTGCTACAATATTTCCAAGTTCGTCTTGCGAATTAGTCGAATATATTGCTGGATCATAAAATGTTTTATATGCTATTTCAATATCAGCAACACGCGGTATTCTTCCCTGTCGACAGTCAACAACATCTAACGACGTTAAAAGATCATCTGTATCTAAGGAATATATTAGAACCCTTTTAATTTTGTCAAGATTTATCATTCCATCTTGAACTGCTAACGATGTCCAAGAATCAATATTAATAGACGATCGTATATCAGTAACTATTCCAACTGTATCAGCAGTAGTTAAATTAACAATTGTACTGTCACTAGTGTCAGCAGGATCAACATTTGGCAACCCTACGTAAATATGATTATTTGAAAAAACAAAATTCTCTAAATCTAATCCTGTTGTTTTTCTCTGGTAGTCAACATCCTCAGCAAATATAAAATTACTTCCTATATTTTGAAATACAAAAATTCTTCCTGTATCTTTGGTTATATTTTTAAAAGTAGTGGAGTTACTATCAAATGTAGTATTTGATCCATTTTTTGTTCCGTTTGAATCTAAAACATATTTTGAATAGACTAGTGTGTGATCAGCTAATTGATCAACAATATAGTTTTGTATAAATTCATCGTAAGTATCAAAACTTACCACTAATCTGCGATCAGTATTTTTTGCAGATACTGCAAGTTTATTTTTACTAAAATCAAGACTAGTTCCAAAAGATTCGTGACTCTCTTGATATATACTTTTTAATGTTTGATCTAAGCTATAAGTTGATACATTATTTGTAGTAGTTTTTTTGTATACATATACACATCCTTGATCCATTCCGTCGTCGTCGTTGCCCGGTGCACCAATGGCAATTTTATCCCCATGATCGTTAACTGCTAAACAATATCCAAATTGTTCATGTATATTTGCTGAATTAATATCTTGTATATATGTCCATCTACCTAATTGATTTAAATATATTGAAATTTTATCATTAAATCCGTCTGACGATTTAAATGCTAATACATCTCCTAATTCGTTAACATCAAATACTTTTCCAATATTAACACTGCTATCTGCCGACGAATCGTCAGCTTCATCTGCAATATTCATTCCTGTGCGAGGAACATATCCTGTGTGTTCAACAGTGGTATTTGATATGTCTGTCCATGCTGCTGTTACAGTAGGCGCATTGCTTCCAGCGGCCATTGTAATACTTGCTTGAAACAAGTCTCCATTATACAGTACTATGTCTAAGTTATTATATTGAGCAGAGTTGCTGTAGTTGCCTTTAAATTTTCTATCAATACTGTAATTCCATGTAGAACCATTGTAATCTATAAAGTAAATTCTACCCGAGCCAGGAGCACCTACAAATAATCTATAAGTATCTTCGGCTATTGTTTTTCTTATCTCAACATGATATCCAAAATTCTCATTTGCTAACGGAGTCGGTGATATTATACAAGAGTGATAATCATAAGCGCCTGTTTGATAATTTTTTTCATATAGGTAGACTACACCTTGATTAGTTATACTGCTTGAAGTTCCATCTTTATTAGCTGTAAGCATAGATACAACTTTCCAATCTTGACTTTGATCAGTAATTGTACTGTTATCGCCTGACACAGTTCTAAGTGCTTCCCATAAAATTCCTCTATCTAAAACAATATCACCTGCACTATAATTTCCTCCACTAGTTAACACTCCAACTAATTTTGATTTAACATTAGTTGCTAGAGGTGCACCAACTGCAATAAATCTTTCATTTGATGTAACTGCTGTAGAAAATCCATAATTAGACGAAGTGTTGTGCAATGTAGTATCTGCAATTCGAGATTGTGATAATGTTAAATTTTCAAATTCAGTATTACGTGCAAATATTCCTATTTGTCCTACACTGTTATATGTAGGTGATCCAATTGTAACAATATTATTTAATTTGTTTGATGATATACTTGTGCCAAATGCACCAGCAACATCATCAAGACTAATAGGATTAATAATTTCATTGTGTAGTTTAAAAATGTTTTGATTCTCATACACTTCCCATACGTTACTACCGTTATTTTCTAACCAGATTCGGTCACCTGGTGTACTATACAAATCAATTGCCAAACTATTTGCTGTTTCAACATCTGGAAATTTACGAGTTACAAGTTTAAGTACATTTGTCGAGCTTAGTGCTGGAAACTGCTCTTCTTCATTAATTGCTTGCGCAGTTAATAATCCAACTTCAGTTAATCCATCTTTAACTTCTAAACTGTTTACTTTATAAAATCCTGTAACTATACTATCTGAACGTATACCAATTATATCGTTAACACTTAAATTTACATATCCATTAAAATAACAGGTAAACCCTTGTACAAAATTTCCTTGTTGATCTAGTTGATATCCAACTGGTAAATTTAGTGCAAAACTATTAATTATAAGTTCATCAGCATGTTCTACTCTATAAACATTCCAACTATTTAATTCATGTGTTACCCAAATAAATTCTCCAGTTGATATAGCATTTATATTTAAATCAAGTATATTATCTCTAAAGGTAACAATAAATGAAACATTTTTTTCATTTACAAATCCTGAATATCTAGTTGAAAATTCATTATTAGACTTTTCAGTAAATGGATTATTATTATAATCCTCAGGAGTAATGTGTAATAAATTTTTTGGTATTTCATATACTAAATCATTACGTGATGTTTCAAAATCAACTAATTCAAAAATTTGAGGCTCTAATTTTATTTTAGATTCATCTAGTTTAAATTCAAGTTCGTTAATATTATCAAATGATCCAAGATTTCCTACTCGTATTGCCCATTCTTCATAAAATTCTAAACTATCTTTTTTAGCAGTACTTAATCGATCAAATAATTTTGTTAAAGAATTTTTTGTACCTTTTTCTTGTATATAGCCTTGATAAAATTTATACTGACTTGAACTATCTGTAATAATATTTGACAGGTATTCTCTAGGCTGATATCCTATTAGATGTTGAGCCATTTTTTGTTGCTCGGAGTCAAAATTATCATTATCTAGGTCATAAAATTCAGTAAATTGTAGTGCTTTATAGTCCCAATTAGGTAATAGTTGTCTAGTTGGTTTTTTATCCAATAATGTCCAAAGCTCTGGATTAAATTTTTCTGTGCTAGAATGTGTAATATTAGCAGAATAAAAATACTGTTTATATTGTACTACATCGCCAATTGTATAATCATTCCATACGTTCCAATTATAAACTTTTGGATCATCAAAAATAAATCCTGGTATATTATAACTTCCATTCCAGTCAGCTGTACGATGGCCTACTAGTTTAATTCTATCTTGGCGATACCCAGTTGAAGTTTGATAAATGGTATCATTGAATACCGTTGAATTATCTATTAGTATAATATGTTCTTTTTGAACTAATGGTAAATTTACTGAGTATATTGAACTATTATCATCTAACGGTTCAATACCAAAAGTATTTTTTTCGTCCCTGTATACACTTATAGTGTTATTAGTTACTACCGACCCATCATTTGACAATATTACATAATCATTATTTGCCGAGTCTTTTAAATTATCAACAACATGATATTTTCTTTCAAATATTAACGAATTAGCAAAAGGACTTAAACTTAGAACTGTTCCGTTATCCCAGTTTTGTTGTGTCCAAAATAGGAATTCTTTTATTAATAAATTAACATCTTCAACTTGCTGAGTTTCGTTATTAAAATGATCAAAAATAAATCCTTGTAACTGAAGATAATTTTCGTACCCAAGTAAAAAGTCAACTAAATCTTGGGATGTTTCTATTAAATGACCATAGTTAAACCGTGTTATTGTACTTTCAAAATGAGTAGCAACTAATGCTGTAGTGCCACCTGCTAGAGGTAATTTAGAAAGTTTTGTAAATTTTTTATTATCAAAATTTTCTGTACTTTCATGTGTAATTGTAGATCTATAAAATTCATCATTATATTGTACTACTATTCCAGAAACATATTGCTCATCTTGATTCCATTCTACAAAATCTTCACTAATTCCTCCAACAGTTATTAGTGTATCACCAGCTTGTCTAATAGTTTTATAAATGTCAAAAAATGGTCTTTTATTATTGTATCCAGAGATTAAATATCCTTTACTTGATTTTTCAACAATAATTCCACTTATTGATACTAAATCAATAACACTACTTGTATTAAAAAATATTTGATAGTTTTCATCTGGAACAAATACTGTACTTTTGTTTAGAGGGCTACGACTGTCTAATATTAATTTAAGTTTTGATTTATCTGCATAGCCTCCTAGTTTTATTGAAAGTTGATTTGTTAGTCCAGTTAGTGTATCTTTATATAAAGTATATGCATTTAGATTTTTTCCTATTAAAAATGCTGAAATATAGTTTATTAGTCCTGACGAATAAACTATATTTTGTGTATTATCAAATGTTGGAAATACCAGTGCTGACAATTCAATTTGTTTCTGCGTTGAACTATAAACTAAATTAGTAGATAAATCTCTATTAATTCTGCTAGTATCAAATCCTAATCCCATTACTTTAGCTGGTTCTGATAATACCCATGCTGTTAATAATGCAAACGGATACTCTGAACTTCGACGCCATGCTGTTTCAACTGGAGAATAATCTCCAAATACCCACGATGTATTAGCTGTACTAATATTAAATTCTTGTGCTAATCCTGAATCATACGGACTTAGTAAATTTCCAGATGAGTCAACAGGTATATAATTTAGTAAATCAGTACGTATATATTTTTTATTTTTAACAATTGTCTTTCCTGGCTCTCTAATTATACCTTGTGATAAATCTTGCCACAAAATTAAATTATCTTTTGTATACGGAGCAACTCCGTATACAGTATCCCACCAAGTAGGTTTAATATAGAATCCTATCATTTCCCAAGGATGAGAGTGAGGCCTATCAGTATCAAAGTAATCTTTATATATACTACGCCAGCTTCCTTGGAGTACTTCGTTATTATACGAATTAAGATAGGAATAATTATATGTAAATGAATCAGTTGATAAAAAGTCATTATTTTCACTATATACCAAATTACCAGCTGTTTCATTCCAACTAACAAAGTCATTAATTAAAATATTATTAATCTTAGTAGTGTTAGATTGTTTAGTACGAAATTTTCCTTTGATAAAATCATGAATATCTAATTTGTTAACATCATATTTTGCTTTAATATTATTAAAAATTCTAAATTCAATTTCTAAAATAATATCATCTCTATAATCGTCAAATGCCTTTATTAAAGATCCATCATGACCTTGTATTACCGAGACCGGTGTATCAAAGTTATAGGTTGTATCAATATACTTCATTGGTTGAAATTTTGGATACAATCCTAGTTTAGTAGGAGTAGGAGGTACAAACCACGAATCAGTTGAGTCATATTCGTAAATGTCTATTATGTCGTTAATAGATGGACTCACTAACAAATTTATAAATCCATCTTTAAAGGTATAATCTTTATCATGTAAAAGTTGTTGATCATTTTTGTAAACTAATACTGATTTAGTTGATAATGTATCTAGTGTAAATGTTGACGATAGAGAAAAGTATAAAACATTAGTAGATGTAATAGTGTGACTAGTTTTTGTAGTTGGGCCAAACCCAATCATATCCATAAATTTAAATGAATTTGACGATATAAAATCTTTAGATAAATTTGAAAGTGCTAAATCGGCATGGTCTTTAGTTGAGCCATGAAACCCTGTGTTTTCTATTTCAAAAATTAATTTTCTTTTAAATTTAGCATATTCAGTTCTTGCATATTTTAAAGAATTAATAATATCTCCATTTGCCGATAAGTGATATAATGCTAGATTTATAGGCCCACTATGTTTAACAAATCTTCTACCATATTTGGCTAAATTACCTATATCTCGCAAATTGTTAATACCCGGATGAACGCCACTAAAATTAGGATGCGAGTCGACTATCGAATCTAGATGATCCGAAACTTCGCCTAATGTAAATGATTTAATATTTTCATTTAACGGATTCTTTTCAAAATTAATAGGCATTTCATAAAACCCATTAGTGTTTTTATCAGTATCGCTTAAACATTTAAAAATAACTAGATCGTCAACTTTTAAGTTTTTAGTAAACACAACACGTCGAAAATTACTTGTATTATCAAATGTATAATCGGTATTTTCAACCTTGCGAACTCCGTTTACTAATACCATAACTTTAAGATCAGTTAACTGAGAACTATTATTGTAAACATCAATATCAAAATTATTTAAAATAGTTGATACTTGTAAATTTTGAATAACATGTTGATAGCTATTAACATTGGCTTTTTTCCAACCTGATGTAAATTCAAAAGTAGTTCCGTCAGTGTTATATTTTTTTAGAAATGCTTTATCAGTATTATATGCAAGTTCAGTTAAACTTGTAGTTTGATATGTTACTGTTTCTGTAAGTAAATTAAAATCAAAGGCAATATCTCCAATATTATTAATACTATTATACGACAAGGAAAATCCTAGTTCAGTATCAACTATACCATTTCCAATTTTATAACTGAAAACTTTATTACCAACAAAACTACTCGAATCATATAATATTTCATCATTTAAACTATTTTGTAGGTTGTCAAATAAATCAAATAATGGTGCCTGATTTATTTTAGTTTTTTCTTGTGCTAAGTTCCAATTTTTTCCATTATAAAAGAACATTTTTCCTTTATAAGAATTGCCCGACTTAGATAAAACAACATCGTTTTCCAAAGGAGCTGCATCAGCTTCTTCCACTAAACCAATTTGTTTAACTAAGTTGTGTGTATGTACTCTTACTTTGTATATTTTTCCAGAAACAAGTATATCAGTATCCGCAGTAAAAAGAACTCGCATACCGTTAACTAAGTCAACTCCGTCGATATTGTATCCAACACTACCTTCAATTGTACTAAACACATCTGAAGTATACGTATCAACTAAGTCGACTTGTGCTTTAGCTTTAGCGCCGTGATTAAATAATTTGAGTCCAGATTCAAACTCAATTATAGGCCGCACTGCTCGTAAACTTTCGTCAACTACTACTGGTAAATTATTTGCCAATAAGGAAGATTCTATTACTGATTTATGAAACCATCTATTGGTTCGAGACCAAGGATTTCTATCAGGACTATTTCGATTTATTGAAATATAATCTCTTATCGTTGGATGTGTTATACTTACATCAAGAGGATCTTCGTCAAATACAGCAGTATCAAAAGGCGACGACTTATCAGTTGTAAACGCATTTGTTGTTACTAGATCTGATTCTGGTATTAAAGAGATACTGTCTCCAACTCCTTCAACATACCACGATCCGGTAGCATATTTTAAAGGAGTTACAGTTCCTTCAAAATGTATTTTCATTCCATTACTTAATTTAGTACCGGTGCCTAATGTATATGTACTTTTTCCAATTAGTTCATTATCAACATCAATTTGAGAATTTTCTGAAATATTAAAAAAGTTAAGTATTCCGCTAGTATCACCGTCTGATTCACTAATATAGAATAATGTATCTGGAATTGTATCACTAACTGTAAATTCAATTACACCATGTTCAATATAGTGTTGAGTAGTTATTTCTAAACTGCCATCATCTTTATAAATGTATTTTTTTATACCAGTAGTATAAAGATTACTTGTATTTTGAATATCAATGTTAGCTGAATAATCTTGATCTATATAACTCCTATTAGTTGCTATAGCAACTGGATATCCAGGACTGTTAATATCAAATTTGTATGTCTGTCCTTTGTACAACTTTAATGTAGGATTATATTTTATTCCATTAGGAGTTACTACAAACACAGTTGAATTACTATCTAGTTTATTTGTTATTTTATATGTACTAACTGCATTGCGTTGTTGTCCACTAATAGCAACTGATCTTGGTCCATTTGGTAACCAATAATATTCTCGAAAGTTTACAAACTTATCTAAATCAATGTGTGAATTCCATGCATAAAACTCTGACGCATTTAATTTACTATGGTTACTAACATCGCCATTAAACTTTTTTATAACTCCAAGATAGTCATTGTAATCTTTATAAAAGTTAACATTTTCATATTCATCTTTTGAAACTAATGCTGGTTCAAATTGATAATTTTCTCTATCAGACGAAACATCATTTAAATATAAATCTGCTATTTCTCGCGAGGCGGAATGGCGCCGGCCAGCATAAGAATTAATTTTTTCAAGCTTTCCTGGAGTAATAAACTGATCTACAGTACTTGATAAAAACTTTTTATTAGCATCTGTCCTAAAATATTTAGGTAAAAAGTTATGCGATTTTTCAGTATTATTATTGTCAACTGGTAACGACATTTCATCTTTGTTAGCCATTAGTAAACAAATCCTCCAGAATTACTTGTTATTGAGTACGACGATGCTGTTGTACTAGTTGTTCCACTTTGTATTGATAAATTTGGCTGGCTAGTTGTAGTTGTTATTACACCTTCGGCTTTTAGTCTATCAGTAGTTATTGCTGTAACTATTTCAACATCATCAACTGTAGCTGAGCTAATAAATATTTCATCAGCATTTGCTCTTATTTCCTGAAGACTTCCAAAATAACTACTTGCATCTCTTGGTACTATTACTATATTACTAATATTTGTAGCTAATTGTTGCATTATATAAGCACTTAGTTCTCCCCAATAAAATGTCTCTCCAAAATCCCAATTTGTTAAAGAAAAATATTGATCAATAGCTGTAATAATTTGTGATTTTAAATCATTATCATTTGTAACCTTTTCGTTATTTTTTACTACTTTAAAAACTGCTTGCATTTTTGACTCACTTATTTTTCCAAATAAAGGTTTAAATACTACAGGATGATAAATTAACTCATCACTAATAGATTTAATTTTGTTTATATCTGTGCTGTATGTTCTATATAATAAATCACTACTTGGCGGAAGTGGCAATGTTGTTAACACTCCAGAAAGATATAATCTATAGTTAGTATTATATTGTTTTGTTAAAAGATACATATCTATTATATTTGTCGAACTAGGATCAATCCTTGCATTTTCATCTGTAGCATGTATGTATTGAAATTTCAAATCACTTCTTCCAGTATATACATTATAATTATAATTGTCTGTAAGTGTCTTGGTTGTACTATTTAAATTATAAAACAATCCTGATGTCTTTGTATAAAATACTGGATTATTTTCTGTTAGTGTATTAATACTTTCATAATCAGCAACTACTATAATATTTTCAACTGTTTGATCAACATAACTATAACTTTCACTATTATTTTTTGTTATTTTTTTAGTAAACACGTATTCAGTAGATTTAACTATTTTTTGAAAAAGATCAATGTCATCAACTATGCCATCATTGTCTGAATCAGAAAAGGCAATTTCTAACTTTTTATTATTAATGTAACCATCATCATTATAAACTGATTTTGATATTTCCCAATTAAAATCAGTTGTATAAGCCGACGTATTAACTGTAGCATTAACGTCAGTGTTAATACTTAATACATTAATAGTATCTTTAATAATTTTTCCTGTTTTTGAATCGTATATTTTCTTATTTTGATCAAAGAAAAATTTAACTTCGGTGTTACTTTCAAAAATATAACGAAGAGATCGATAACTTATATCATATGTACTACCGTTTGTTTCAAACAATAAAATCCAACTAGAATCAGATGCATTACTAGTTGTATCACCAGTTGATGCTATACTAAAATTACTAACTAAATTTAAGTCATCTTGCAAAATAATATCCCATTGCTTGGAATTTCTATCATATCTTAATCCAAAAGTTTTATAAGAAAATATTTGATCTATCATTTCTACTTTGGTTAACGATGTAAGTGTCCTTACAAATTTTGGTTTAATTTCTGATAATATTGCTCCATGAGGAATTTTATCATTTAACGTAATTGGCCCAAGACCTGTAGTTGTATTAGTTTTTCCATCAGTGTAAATACTTATTATTTTAGTCCATTTATAAGTAGAAGATCCTGCGTGGCTTGCAGAACCGACCATTAATGTTCCATCTGGCATAAAATGGTATCCATCTGGCGCAATAAATTTAGCCATAGCACCTGATTCTAGGAATCTTAAAGTACTTTCAGTATAAGAACCTACTGTTGATGCAATATTAGTTGAATCAACAATTTTACCAGTAGATCTATTTGTTTCTGTTGTTACTGACGACCATGTTAACGATAGCTCGTTATATTTTTGATTTGTAAAATTATCTAGATAAAAATTTCTTATATTTTTATCTTTTAAAATAGACGATATTCTATTTTCTATAACTCCTTCAATATCAGTACGAGTTACAAAGCTAAACATTTCTTTAATTAACATGTCCTCTTTGTAAATTACACCGTCAGTGCCAAAAATTCGTGTATTGCTGTATTTGCCTGTTGCATCAACTAAGTCATAATTTCGATTTATTCCGCTAGCAGTTCTATTAACTGCTTTAGATTTTATAATATCTTGACTTACGCCTAACGGGCCAACATTATAGTCTTCTCCTGTGATTAACCTATTTTGTGTATAGTACGTACTCGGAGCATTATCTTTAATACTTTCAGATGTTTCGGCGCTGGATGCGTTACTAACTGTGCTTTTTAAATCTAAATTTATTGTTAACGTTTCGGCTCTACCAATATTACTTACATAAGGCAATGATATTGAAACATTATTAATGTTAGCTGGTAATACTGTAAAATCTCTATTTACACTAGTTCTATAATATATTCTAAATGTGCCTTTTGGTAAATTACCAAATACTCCATCCGAAAATCTCAAACTTATTCTATCATTAATTCTTGTAACAACTGAGTAAAAAGTTTTTATTCCTTTGTTTAGACTATTATAAACAACATTATTTCCTTCAACTGCTTCAACTTGTGTCCATAATTCTTGTTCATTTCCAGATGAATCTAATTTATATAACCATACATCAGTTTGATTTATATTTTCTGCATCAATGTCTACTCTTTGATTAGGAACTGGACTATCTATTACAAATTCTCCCCTTTGTAATTGACCTTGTACAAAGTTAACAAAAAATCCTGAGTTAGCACTTGCTGGACCTTGACTGTTATCTCTGTATAAAAAATTCATACTACTTGATAAAGTTGGAGATTCTTCAATAATTTCAGCATCTTTAATTCCAGTACTTACTGCTTCAAATTCTAGCGCCTGACTGTTTACTGCTTTACTAAATCCATAAACTGGTATTCCAACTTGTGCTAAATTAAAAGAATATTGTTCTGTTGGAATATTAGCTACATTAGCAAATTTTACAGGCTGTCCAAATTTGTTTTGAGATAACATTGCTGAATTTAACACTCGAACAAATTGTTCAAACCAGTCTCGATTTGTTGGATCATTCCATACAATTGATCTACCACTTAAATTATTAGCATTTGAGTCAACTACGTTTTCAGTAGTTGACACACTTGTAAATTTTAATAATCCATGTGCTGCTTGATTTCTTTTTGGACTATACGACAATAATCTAGCTAGGCGTAGTACACTTTCTCTACGTTCTGCTAATTCTATAAAATTTTCTCTAGCATTTAAATCTACACGAAAACTAATGTTTTGTCCAAGAAATGCTATCATGTCAATTAGTGCTAGGTATTCCGAGCTTTCAATATAATCATTGAAGTCTTCAGGATAATTAGTACGAAGATAATCAATCATCGTTCGTCTTAGATTATCAAAATCATAACTTTTAAAATCAGCAAATTTAAAACTTTGATAGACTCTTTTCCAGTCTTCGGCTGCTAATAGTCTAGTTTGTCTGTCAGTTGAGGACATGTGCGCTTTCCTTAATTATACAGTATTTATGTGTATTAGAAAAGTGCGTGTTTAAATTAATCCGTTGTCTCTGTCAAATTCTAACTGTAAAAATTCACTGATGTTGTATTCTAAATACGTTACTTCAAACTCAACTTGTATTCCTGATTCATAAGAATCAACATTAATAGCATCAATTGTTACCCTTGGATCTGATCCTACAATTTCATTTAAATTCTGTATAATAGAATGCTGTAATGTGTCAGTAAATGGTTCAAATAATACATCCCATATTATATTGCCAAACTCTGGATTTTCTAACTTTTCGCCAACTCTTATATATAGATGGTTAAGTATATCCTGTTTTATTATTGCAACATCAAATTTTCTAAAATCTTTGTTTGCGTCAACAGTACTTAATCCCCGATATGACCTATTAGCAATAGGGTTATTAATTGGAGATTTTGGCTCAACTTGAACTAGTTTATATAAGTTTTTTTCTAATGTACTCATTCTATATTTACCTTATATTTTTAGACTTTTTATTTTTTTTTCTAAATCTTCAGCTGTTGCAATTAATACCTTTGTTTCTACTTTTGCTAAACTTACAAATTTTTCAATCTTATCTTTATTATTATCAAGTATGTCTTGTGCAGAACTAGCCAGTTGTTTTAGCTCATTATCTTCAAAATTAAATACATTAAGTGGTGCTAATTTAGCTAACTCGCTAGCAGCTTGAGTAACTGCTATTCCTCCGGATAATTTATTTGATAGCAATGAAGTAGGATCCGATAGTGACTTAATTTTTGAAGTAACTAATGAAGCAGCACCTGAAATTGAATTAGGTACCCTTGAAGATATAACCGAAGCAGCACTTGAAACTGCATTAGTTCCTGACGAAAATCTTCCAGCTGCTGCATCTATTGCATCAGTTCCTGACAGTCCTCTAACTGTTGGACCTGCGCCACCGAACGCAGCTAATGGATCAGTTCCTGACGAAAATCTTCCAGCTGCTGCATCTATTGCATCAGTTCCTGACAGTCCTAATTTTTTAACTAAATCGGCTGCTTGAGTTTCTGTTCCTGACGAAAATCTTCCAGCTGCTGCATCTATTGCATCAGTTCCTGACAGTCCTAATTTTTTAACTAAATCGGCTGCTTGAGTTTCTGTTAGATTAGATACACCAGGATTATCAGTTGCTACTGTGCCTGCTTGCAACGACTGTGGTCCGGTACCATTAATCAAGATATCTTTTATTTTTTCTCCTACACGAAAATCATATCTATCATCAAGTGGACTGATTACATTATAACCATATGGATTTCCCGGCGAAGGTAATGATCCTCTAGGTCCTGGCATATTTTGATGTTTTTGTCCTCTTAGCATTACACCGCCCATTGCTTGAATTTGGGCTTGTGTTACTGGAGAGAAGCCTTCAGGCAAATATGATGCTGCATTAGCAATATCAACTTTGGTAACTTCTCCAGTTCCGCCGTTTTTAATATCAATTAATCCAGCTAAAAATGTATCTGCTTTTCCGTGTGCTGCATTAAGGCCATCGCCTGCATAATAACTTCGTCCTTTTGCTACCATAACGCCGCGGTGACCTTGAACGCTAAAAGGCACTGGAACACTTGCAAATTCTTTCGCAAGATGTAACTGGAAATTAGCAGAATTTTCTTGAGCTGAATAGGTATTTCCTTTGCGTATCAAAGATCCAGCTTTCCATTTATCCAATCTACGTATTGACTTTAATCTTAATAAAATTAAATAATCTTGTATATCAGGAGCAAAAATTGTTCTTTGACTATCAAGCTTTGAAATCTTAACTACATCTAGTAGTGTATCTTTTATAAATTGATAACGACCACATGCTGAAGATGCAACACCTGCTCTGATTCTTGAACGTTGAAATTGTGTAACCTGTGCAAGAGACATACGAATTAAACTAGGCTCTGTTGAATTTGGGTAAAGTGCTGTATAAGGATCGCCTCGAACACCAGTTGATTCTCCTGCTGCAATCAACGATAGCAAGGCTTTATCCTGTTGTGTTATTTCAATAAGAGTGCTCATATTTTTCCTTTACTATTACGGACCTGCTGTAAATGTTCCGTCTTCATTGTTTTCATTGTGCTGTACATCACTAGCAACATAATCATCTGATGCATCTCCGTATGCTGCTTCGATGTAATCGTCAGGAATATGATCAGGTGTGTTAAGTTTATTTGGAGGAAGAGGCGGTATTTCGTTATTTGCTAATCGTTCTTTTAAATCATAAGATCCGCCTTCTTCTTTGGCAGCACTAAAATGCATCGCATTATTATACTCAGTTGCATCGCCTCCCCATCCAAGCCCATGTTTTTTGGCAAGTTCGCTAACGTTCTTAGGCATGTCAGTTGGCAGTTTTGTTCTTTTTGGTGAATAATAACCATTTGTTTCAGGATTGATATCAATAGCGGCGCCAATAGAATGATAATTATTAATAGGATGACTTAATGCATTTTTAGTAAAAATTCCGTGTATTTCTTTTATTGTATAGCCAGTAGCTTCAAGATCATTAATAAATCCCTGGAATGCCGGAACAAGTGCTTTAGCAACCAATGCAGACGGTCCAGATTTAGTGTTTACTGTATCAACTCTATCTCCCTGTCCTTCTGGTATCTTAACTGTTCCTTGAGTAGTTCCTTTGGCTGTTGATGTTGCACCATCTTGGCCTGTTCCTGGTGCTGGATCATATACGTACCCTGAAGTTGAGCGACCTATTGTATTTCTTAAAAATGTATCAGGAGTAAGAACTCTATCATTTGACGGTAATTCGCCAGGTGATTCTCTGTCGGTTTTGGCTTTTTTAAACGCCTGTGGATTCATATTTTCATGATGTGTCCACGGTTCGTGTTGCGGTGCTCTTGTGAGTATTGACTGATATGGCACAGCCTTTGATGCTCCTGGTAACATATAAGGCAAAGTTACAGTTGTTAATTTACTAATAGGTTGAGAATCTGTTGGCTCTGCTGCATCAATTGCTGGACTAGCTGTTGTTCCGGCAGTTCCGTCGGCGCCAGCATCAGCTTCGCCTGCACTATTTAAATGAACTTTTGTTCCATGTAATGCAACATTTCCACTTGACATTAAACTAAGTTTACCGCTGCTATCAAAATGCGAAGTACTGCCTGATTTTAAATTAAATGTTCCATTTGATTTAAGATGTAACGAACTACTAGAATCTACATTAAATGTTCCAGTTGACTTAAGGTGTGTACTGGTTCCTGAATCAGCACAAAATGTTCTTGCTGCACTATTAATAATTGACATTCCTGATTTTTGATATATTGATCCAGCTGCATCATTGTACATAAATGCTCCAGCTTTATTATATGTACTATTTCCGCTTGTATGATATAAACTTTGTCCAGCAGTTTGATGAAAGGCACTGTCAGCTTTTTGAAATATGTTTGTTAATGAATGCAGATTATAATTATCACTAACAGTAGTTTTCATTTCCTGTTTAACATTAATATCATATGTTCCTAATATAGTATGTTTTGAGTCTGCACCAGTGTGTATTTCAGTATCGTGTGTGCTTTCTAAACGTATCCTACCACTTGGTGCTCCATTTTCAACAGCATTTCCGTCACTTGACCTAGCAGATGCTTTGATGTTAACATTACGACCAGCTTCAACATTAAAATCTCTTTCAGCTGTAAAATTAATATCATTATCACTCATTACGGAAATACTATCTTGTGCATGTATATCAATTTTACCATCTGATGATAATTCAATCCAAGCTGTTCCTCGAGAATTAGCAATGTAAATTAAATCTTCAGAATTATGTAATAATATTTGATGGCCTGTTCTAGTTCTTAAACGAATTAGTTCGTTTTGAGGAATAGTATCGTCGCCTTCAGTTTCGTCATTTTCTCTACTTAGATATTCAGGTGCATGATCTGATGCATGAAAGCGTCTAACAAATTTATCATCGCCGTCGTCCATTACAAACGAACTTCCGCCTAATCTACTTCTAAATACATTAGCAGACTGGCTCTTTGTGCCAACTTTGCCTGTTGGTGCATCAATTCTTTTATCTAAAGGACCGGGTGTATTAATTCCAAATACTGCACTCGGAACTTCTCGTCGAGCACTTGATGTAGTAGTTCCTCTTGATTCATCATCGAGTAATCCTTGAATCTCTAATATTTGTGTAAAATCATAATTATATGGTTTAGGATATAATGTTGGATCAAATTTATCAGGCGTTACTGTATGTTTATTGTATTCTCCAACTGGTAATTTTTTTCCTATTAGCTCAGGTGGAGTTCCGGGTGTAGTAAGTTCAGTGGCTGCATAGCCTCCTGGAACCATAAAATTCATATAATCGTCTGCTATACAAGCAATCCAATATCCATAATCAGCATGTCCTTCTGCAAAAATTACAAGAACTAACGTGCCAATGTCAGGTGGGACCATCCACATACCATAACTTTGTTGTGTACTTCTATAATTATCGTCTCCAGATGAACTTTCCAACGGAGTGACACCATAAAAAGGAGATGCATATTTTACAATACGTGTTTCTTTTTCTTGCGAATCTCTATTACCAGACGTACTACTATATAATATTTGTACTTTTAACGATCCCATATATGTTTGATCTAGATGACCTACAACTTTAGCAACAAATGGCCCAGATCCAAAATTAACTGGCATTTTATGAGAAGTACGTTTGACTTTGTTGTTCGACATATTAATTAAATACCTTTATTACATTACTTACATTATTTTTAAGTTGATTAAGTTCTCCAGAAAGATTTTTAGTGGCAAAGTCTTCTGCAGTTGCTTTTCCAAGATTTATCAAATTTTCAATTGGTTGAGATGCTAATAATTTTGGTGCTAATGAGATATCATCAAAAATTTGACTGTGTTCTTTTAATAAAGCTTTTTGATGAGTACCGTACGTTTGTGATAATCCTTTAAGTGCTTGAGGTATTTCGCTTAGTCCTCCAATAACTGCTCCGTTAAGTGATGATTTTGCAGCCTGAAGTGCGGATCCAACACCTTGTGGAAATTGACTTTGTAAGGCAGAAGTTGCGTCTTTAAGTTCCTGTATTCCTAAATCAGGATTAACCCATGGCTTTGCTAAATCAGGATTAATCCATGGCTTTGCATTTTTTATTAAATTGCTAGCACTAGTAGCAGATACTGCACCTGCTAAATCTGACGATACTTGTTTAAGTACTCGACTTACATCAGGAATATCTTGTACCATTGTTCCAAGATTAGGTATATCAATTCCTAACTTTCCTGAAAGTCCTTCAATTGAAGACAGCGAATTTCTTAGATTGTTTTGAATTTGTAAACCAACATCAATTAATTCTTGTGATTTATTTAACATTTCAATAACCGGTGCTGCTGAAATTTTTTCTAACGCTTGAACATTAATTTTTCCTAATCCAAGATCAGCAAATAATGCAGACGATGCATTATTAAAAAATGGTGATAATATTTGATTATTAAATACTTGGTTATTTTCTAAAACAGTTGAAATAAATTTAGGATTAAGATTTGAATTAAAACTTTCAATTACTGAATTTGAAAAATCAACACTGCTATCACTTTGTCCAGGACGCCTTAATAAACTTAGTGTTTGTACAAATTGTCCCTTTGATAAAGCTGTACTAATAGTTATAACTTTATAAACTCCGTTAAATGCACTATTTGGATTTATTTGTAGTGTATTTCTTAGATTGTAATCAATAGCACTATTAAATTTTATGAGAATATCAACTTCAGTTGATTTTGTGTTTATAGTTCCGTTTGTAGTTGTAAATTTGTTTGCTGCAAATCTTTGATTTCCTGCATCATTGTCTATTAAATAATGCGGGTCTCCCCAAATTGTTAAGTCTAAGGCAATATTTTCAATATCGCTTTGCATAACTAATGTTTGAAAATGTTCAGCTACACGTTTTTTATCAGTCTTTTTAGCAGAGCCGCCTTTTATATTTGTACCTGTTGACACTACTTTTTCACTTCGTTGTGGAAATCTTCCAGCGGCTTCTTCATACCCATCAGTTATTTGTGATACATCATTCTGACTAATTGCTGTTTGTTCTTCTGTAGCAACACCAGCTTTATGTTTGTCTTCAGTTGCCTGTGTATCAGTTATTGGTCTAAAAAAACTATTATCAATTTTAAATTCAAAATCAAGTACATCGATATTTTTACCAGTATATGTATAATTATATGCTTTAATACAATCTTGTATTAATTGATTATAATCACGATCGGACGAATTATCAAATTTTCCATAATCCATTTGATAAGGAATTACAGCAAAGATAAATTCATATGCAGGACGGCCTGCACCGTTATCATCACTAATAATTTTTAATTGTCCGTCAATTCTAAACCATTCAATTTTTTTATCAGATCCAGGCTTTAAATTAACTAGTCCTTCGGCCCATTCGCTACTAAGTATTACTTCTTCAATTATTTTTTCTATTTTTGTACCCGGAGAGAACGTAAATTCTCTATTATTTGGATCAATTGACATACTTCCTCGTTTATAAACACCATTATCCCAAATAAGATTGTCAACACCAAAAGGACTGGTGCCTTTTGTTTGAAAATTATCAGTTATCGGACTACTTCCAAACTGATTAGAATTTGAATTTACCTTTGTAGTTCTAGTAAGCGGTCCGGATTGAACTGGAATATCTTTATTTCTATTACCAACTGCTAATGAACCAGTTGGTACGTTATCGTATGTGCTACCAAGTTGGTTTATTGCTGATGTATTTTCGTTAGCATAGTCTTCAGGCGACATTGCGCCATAGTTACTTGAAACATCAGCAGCTTTATTTTTATTATGATCCTGGTAGTCTTCAGGTGCTACTGCACCATGATTTGTAGTGTTTGCTACTCCTGTACCTGATCTAACCTTAAATTTATTTTTATTATGAAAAGAGTAGTCTTCGGGCGACATTGCACCAAAGTCAGTGGTATTTCTAACACCAACTGCTCCTTGTGTTAAACTACGTTGTCCGTCAATACTTGATTGTACTTGAGTAGGATCTTTTGGAAATACAATGTAATATTTGTCTGCAACTGTTTTTTCATTTTTTGAAACTCTGTCTAATTCTTGTTCATTTAACAAAAATTGTAAACTAGTTTCATTTAATGATAAAACTTCATCAACTGACTGTCCTTTTATCTTTACATCTGTAGTTACTTCTTGAAATGTATCTGTAAACACTTGATGATTTGCCGGTATTGCTTTAATTTGATAAGTTGATCCTGATCCTGTGGCGTTAAATTTAAGATCGACAATTTTAATAGCAAAGTCATGTGTGGGCAAAGATTCAGTAGTATCTTTATCTGTATGACCAATAAAGTCAATTGATATTAGAAAAGGTGCTTCCATTGCGCCGGCTCTAAACCCAGCTTCTAATGCTGCAACGTTTAATGATTCAAAGAATAATCCAATACTATATGGTTCAGTAACAGTAAATGACATTTGTGTAGCTTCTGAAGTACTGGTGCCGTTGTTTGGAACTACTAATGCATCTATATTTAAATCATCAATAAAATATTCTACATTTATTCCTAATTGTTCTTCGGCATATGTTTGTATATTTCGACTTCCTGTCGGAGTCCCACCAGAACTAGCAATAATTATATTACTAGAAGATATATGATTACCTGAATTAAAATTATCTATAGTTATAGCCGATAATTTTAATCTATAATTATATGATCTAAAATGATTTAATTTATTAGATTGTAAACTCATATTATGTTCCTATAATAGATGACAATAAATCTTTTTGAGGAAGATATATACTAGTACCTGCTTTAAAATCAAAGACTGGATCTTTTAATATGTCCATATTTCTTACAGAGAACACCCACCAAAGTTTTGGAGTTCCGTACAAATCAAATGCTAACAAATCGGGTCGATAAGTATATTGAGCTTTTATTTCATATAGTATATCTGAATCTTGTGCCGGAATACTTCTCTTTTGATACATTCCTAAATGATTTGATTGATTAAATGGCGTAGTTTTCCAAGGACTTGTATGAGAGTACATTATATTATTCCTTTATTTGTTCCAATATAGTGTCCTTTAGCAAATTCGTCTAAACTAAAATTTGAAACTTCATTACGGCTGTATGTTGGAGATACTAATACGCTAAATCTTCCTAAAGTTGGCACATATGAATATGTTGCCGAATCATTGTTAGTAAATTTTCCAGTTCTAGCTGAAAATGTTACAGATCCTGGAGAAACTGGAACTTTGATATAATCAACACTATCAGGAAGATCAATAGTTACGTTTTTAACAACTACTGGAACTTTATTATATACTACATCGCCATAACCGCTTAGATATACCAGCGGAGGCGGAGCACCTGAATTTGACGACTTGCCATAGAACATCTT